GAGCGCGAGCGTGCCGACCTGGCCGCCGGCCATATCCAACTCTTGCAGGAGGCCAAGAACGAGATCGACATGATGGGGCCGAACGCCTCGATGCAAGGCGAGGCTGGCGAGAGTGCGTCGGGTCGCGCGATCATGGCGTCGCAGCAGGGCGGAATGATCGAGATGGGCGACCTGCTCGATAACCTCCGGCATTTCGACAAGCGCGTTTATCGCATGGTCTGGAATCGCATTCGCCAGTATTGGACGGGTCAAAAGTGGATACGCATTACGGACGACGAGCGGAACATTCGCTTCGCTGCGATCAACAAGCCGGCGACAGTGCAACTTCCGGTGACGGGGCCGAACGGCCAGCCGATCGAGGTGCCGGACATCGACCCGGCGACCGGGCAACAGCGGATCGAGAACAACATCGCGCAGAGCGAAGTCGATATTTACATCGACGACGTCTCGGACGTCGTGGCGCCGCAGATTGAACAGTGGCAGGCCTTGGTGGAGTTAAAGAAAGTCGACGTGAACGGCGAAATCAGTTTCGAGGACCTGATCCAGGCGGCTCCGAACATCCGCAACAAGGACCAGATCCTCGACCGCATGAACCAGCGCAAGCAGCAAGCGGCGCAGCAAGGGCAACCGCCGTCACCGCAGGAACAGGCGCTCGCGATCAAGGCGAAAGAGCAAGAGATGCTGGCCGCCGGCAAGGCGCAGGAACATCAGCAGAAGTTGGTCTTCGGGCAACAGGAGCATCAGCAAAAGCTGATCCAAAAGCGCCAGGAGCACGAGCAGGACATGGCGGTCGAGGCCAACAAGGCGAAGCTGAAGGCCACGGTCGATGCGGACCTGGCGCGCAGGAAAGTCGACCACGACCTGGTCGCGGAGGCGCGTCGGCAGGAATTGACGAGCCATTACGACGGCGAGCGGGCGCGGCAATCGCTCGACCACGAGGACCGCCGGGAAGGGCTCAAGGCGCGCGCCGAGGGGCAGCGGCAGGAAGCCAAAGCCAAGCCGGAACGCGAGGCTGCGGTGTCGATCGAGAAGCGTCTTGATGCGATGGCGAAGGCGATCGAGCAACTGGCCGCTGCCGTGAAGGGCAAGGCGCCCGCCAAGAGGCCGCGCGCATGACGACGACGCTCGATCTCGACTTCACGACCGGGACGCTCGACCCGCGCATTACCTTCTCTCGGGCGAGCATCGGGACGTACTACGACAGCGCAGGGGTCTTGACGACGGCGGCATCAGGTGCCCCGCGCTTCGACTACGACCCGGTGACGCACGTCGCCAGGGGGCTGCTGATCGAGGAAGCGCGGACGAATGGTTTCTGGTTCTCGCAAGACTTCACCAACTCGAATTGGACCAAGACAGGTGCGACGATCACCGCCGACCAGACGACAGCGCCCGATGGAACCGTGAGCGCCGATCTCGTCACGGCTTCGGCCGCGACGGCAACTGTTGGTCAAACCGATGCAGCGACGACTGCCGCTCGGGTGGTCATGAGCATCTTTGCCAAGAAGGGCTCCTCGGACTGGATCTATCTCAGCCCGGCGATTACCGGCACGGGTGCCGAGACGCCGAAAGCATGGTTCAACCTGGCAACCGGGGCAGTCGGTACGATCGAGGCCAACGTCACATCAGCGACGATCCAGGACGTGGGCAGCGGCTGGTATCGATGCGCCGTCACGCGGACTGCGACGGCTGGCACCGAGAACTTGCTGGTCGGGCCATGCGATGCCAACGGCAGTGCAGCCGTCACGATCGGCCGAACGATCTACCTGTGGGGCGGGCAGAGCGAACAACCCGCCGCCGGTGGCATTGTTTCTTCGTATATTCCGACCTTAGCGGGCGCGGATGTCACGCGCGCCGCCGATGTCGCGACGATGACCGGCACCAACTTTTCAAGTTGGTACGATCAGACTGCCGGGACATTTGTCGTCGAGTTTGATGTTTCCAACCTGACTGTGCTCACCGGGATCGTCCAGGCAGACGACGGCAGCTCTACCGGCGACCGTTTCTATTTTTATGGCACCGCTACCGCCGATCCCAAGATCTCGCTTCGCGACAACAATATCTTACAGGCCGATTTCGATCTCGGAACGCTCACTGCGAACGCGGCCTGTAAGCTCGGGCTGTCCTTCGCCGTCAACGACATCGCTGGCTGCTTCAATGGCGGTACCGTCGGCACAGATACGGTGGCAGCTCTGCCGACGCTGACGCAACTGCGGATCGGCGTTGCGAATCTCGCCGACGACCGTCTCAACGGCCATATCCGCCGCATTCAATTTCAGAATACGGCCCTCACCGATGCGGAGTTAGTCACACTGACGACGCCGGGTCCGTGGCCGGGCGGCGAACCGGTGCCGCCTGCGGTAGGTCCGACGACGACCGGCGGCGCGGCGTTTTGGGATCAGGACTATGACGGGCGTGAGTACGAATCGTCGCGCAAGCGCCGGAAGAGGTTTTTAGAGGAACGGGCTCGGCGCATCGCTGAGCTGTAGACGGGCTGCCTCATGACATATCGCAAATGCCGCCGCTGGATCGGAGAACGCAAGCGCCGGTTCAAGCGACATCAGCATGATGTTGGTTGGCGTGTGGCACATGCGCGAACAGGGGTCGAACTGCGTGACGCCGGGCGTATGACGCTGATGCTATGGGCCATCAGCGACACACATAAACTTATCACGAATGCGCTCGGTTCTATCGCCGGGCAATCGGGCCGCCTCCGTTAAGGGCGTGAAAGGCTCCTCTCGGGGAGCCCCACGGGTCGCCGCCGCACGGGCGCTTCGCTCGCTGAGCGCATCAGCCACAAGGGAAACTGCAATGCCAAGTGCCGAGGACATCCTCAAGGCGCGGGACGAACCCGTGGCCGAAACTGCGCCGTCCATTCCGGTCGACTATCCGGAGGAAAAGCATCCGTCCGAACAAGGCGAATCCCCGCCGCGTCGGGAACCCGGAGAGCAAGCGCCGAAACGTCAGGAGCCTCCGGGCGACGATGACGACGGCGACGACGAGCGCGGCCCGGTGCCCTATCAGGCGCTCAAGGCGGAACGCCAGAAGTCCAAGCGCTACACGGAGGAGGTCGTCGATCTTCGCCGGCAGATCTCGGAACTGACGTCCGCCGTGCTGCAACAGCGGCAACAGCCGCCGCAACCGCAGCAACAGCCGGAAGCGCCGCCGGAATTCGATTGGGACAACCCGCTTGCGACGGTCGATCAGCGTTACGAAGCGCGCATCGCCCACGAGCGGGCGGCCATCGCGCAAGAGTTCCAGCGTCAGCGCGAGGCCATGCAAAGCCAATTCGCGTTTACGCGGCACGGCGAGGGCACCGTCAAGGCGGCCTACGAAGCACTCAAGGCGGCGCGGGAAACCGATCCGCAATGGGGCGTCGACTACCAGCGCATCATGCGTTCGCCGGATCAGTACGAGGCGATGGTGCAGTGGCACAAGCAACGCTCGGCAATGCAGGAGGTCGGCGGGGATCTCGAGGCCTACAAGGCCAGGATTCGCGCCGACTATCTGGAAGAACTTCGGACGGGACGGGTCACTGACGAGATTGGCGCGGACCCTCCGCGGCAATCGAAGCCGTCAAGCCCTATGCCGTCCAATTTGAGCGCGGCGCGCAACGTCGGCTCCCGAAACGGCGCGGCCTGGTCTGGGCCTGCGTCCATCAAGGACATCCTCGGCAATCGATAGCCGGGGCTTTAGTTTAGGGGCCGATCATGGCCGATACAGTTGTCGCAACGGGCCTACGGGTCCAGCGCTGGGAAGACAAGTTTTTCACCGAATATCTGACGGAAAACAGGTTCTCGGAGTCGATGGGCTCGGACGAGAACGCGGTGATCCAGGTCAAGGAAGTCCTCGGTAAAGGCAAGGGCGATTCAACGACCCTTGCGCTCGTCAACCGGCTCACCAACGCCGCCGTGACGGGCTCGAACATGCTGGAAGGTTTCGAGGAGGACATGTCCTCGCGGAGCCAGCGCGTGTACATCGACAAGCGGCGCAACGCCGTGCGCATTGCCGAAATGGAGGAAATCAAGTCGGCGATCGATCTGCGCGACGCCGGACGGGCCACGTTGAAAGACTGGGCCATGAAGGACACCGAGCAACTCATCATCGACGCGCTCGGGTCGATCGACGGCATCGCCTTCGCGACGGCGTCGGCGGCGCAGCGCAACACATGGAATACGTCGAACTTCGACCGCGTGCTCTACGGCGCGGCACGCTCCAACAACGGCGCCACGGCGGGCGCGGTGACGCACGCAAACGCGCTGATCACCATCGACAACACGGCCGACAAATTGACG